GAATTGAAAGCAACGGATACTGGAACCCCTGAGCCGACACCATATTCAATGTGCCCTTCTGGCATCACTCTAAAGTTATCAGAGAATTCAAATCCATAAATAGGAGAATAATCACTTGATGAAATATCGTAATTAAAATCACTTACATTTTGGTGGAAAACTGGGTTTATATTTGCGCCAGTTAGTAATCCGCTTACTGAAGTTAAAGTTGCATCATTTGGATAACCAGTTTTTCTAGCAATCCAAGATGCGGCCAGCCATGAGTACTGCACATCTGTCCTAGGAATACCGTGGGCGACATAAGAATTGTCAAAAGTTGGTTTTACCGTTGCCAATGACGCTGAAATTTTGTATACTCCGTTTCTTTGAGTTTTATAAAATGCTCCATCGGGCTGTAAAAGAACTGAATCAAAGCCGCCAGTTAATGTGTGTCTTGTTAACAGTTCATTATTATCGATTCGGACAACTAAATTTCTATAATTTAAATTATTATAAACTGAATATTCTGCGGCCTCAACGTCTAAATACGCAAAAGAATTAACTTCTGGTCCACCGGGAGCACTAAACCTATTAACAATTACAAATTGATTACTTCCAGTTGAACTACGATCTAAAATTGTAAATTCTTTAAAGAAAAATACACCGTCTTCATCATAGGATAAACTGCTAGTATTAATAATTGAACCTGTGAGTCCGCTAGATTTTACATAATATCTATTATTTTCTCGGCGTCCAGTTGTTTGAACAATCTCATAATCACGAAAATAGTTTGAGCCACTAATATTTTTAATGCTTACAGGGCTCTTAGACACTTGCTCTCTAGTCCAAAAACCTAGAGGGACATGTGAATTGAATGCTGGAGTTCCCGCAGAATTACTTATCATTCTGGGGCTGTTAATATACAGAACGGGAGGTGTACTGTGAACAATGTTAAGTTGATACCCTTCTTTTCTATGCGAAGATCTAGTTTCCAATAGGTCATTGTGTCGGTACATAAAACCACCGACATGCTTCTCTGAAAAAGGACCTTGAAGAGTACTACCCTCAATACCAATAAAATCTTGATGCTTGGCAGCTAAAGAAATTTGTAAACCGGCATCATGAAAAACCTGTTCATATGGTGAAATGGGTTGTGAAGCACTCAAAACATCAAATGGCAAATAACTTTGCTTTGTTAAGGTTGTAGAATTAACCTGATCCGTGATTTGAAGAGGAACCCTTGGTCTGTCACCATATGTTTCATCAACTGAGCCAGAATAATCATAAAATGGCTGGCCCTTATTGTTTACTGTTGTTGTATTAACATTTATCGCTATGCCATCTTCTGTAACTGACCCAATCGAATTCCTGAAAGTGTTTGGAAAATAATTTCCTCTATTTTCGCCCGAGTAACCAACGTTTTGACCAATTGATGTTTGGGCGTCGGCTCTAAAAGTGTATGTAGGCTGTCTAGAACCGGTTGCAATTTGTGATTGATTTACTTTTGTCTGAATTCTATTGTCATCTACGCTGCCGACTCCAATGGCTAAAAATTGACCTTCGCCTCTTTCGACTCTTGTTCTATACCACAGTGGAGACAAATCTTGCCTATCGATAGATAATGTTGTTGGGTCCTCTGGTGCTCTAAGATCCTTAACTTCTACCGGTAATTCAGAGGCTTTTGGCTTCGGTCTAAGGCCAGTCCTTTCTGTCGTTGCCTTTCCCTTTCTTATTTCTAGTGGAACTAATCTACGAATGTTTGTAACATTTTGTATAGGTGGTCCATTTAGAGTAACAATAGATTTTGGAACATCAATTTTTCGACTTATTACAATATCATTTGGGAAAGGATCTGGGTCATCCTTAATTCTTTCCTCTTTTGTGTATTGTTTAAGAGTAATGTATTTGTGACGATATTTACTTCTCTCTAAAATGTGACTTTCAATAATATTTCTAATTTTGTCACTTGTTTTCGCAGATGCTGGAATCAAATTAGAAACCACACTATCAAGTGCGCCATCTAGCCATTTATACAACTTAATATACCGATCTAAATCAGGCTCATTTTGTACATTTTCAAAAAACAGTTCTTTTAATTTTTCCAAATTTTTAAAATTTGGTCTGTACATGTTGACTGGTTCACCTATTAAATTATTAAAATCATTAATAGACGCAAAAAAGTTTAACATATCTCTTGATATTGTATCGTAAAGACTGGTTTCAACTGAAAAATAATATTTGCTAGGTCTACTTTCTCTCGTGAAAAGAGTGTCATCTCTTTCTCTTATTTCAACTAAGTCTGAACTATAAAGATTTTCAGGTAACTGTTGTTCTGCGGTGTCTACAAAAACAAAATCAACTACATTTGTTGAATTGGCAGTTGCACCTGCTCCTTGACCGCTATAATTTATTCCTACATATTTTGAGTATTCGCCGCCTGTGAACCTAGGGTCAACCGAATAGCTAGAACCAGATGTAATATCTTGTACTAAAAATTTGCCAGTAGCGCCTGAACCTGTTATGTTTTCAAAATTCCAGTGCAAGGCTAGAGTGTTTATTTTAGGGATGTAATTGGTTGATAAGTCTGTGGTCCCTCCGATGTCATCATAGAGAAAGGAGTTGTTATACGGATTTGCGCGGCCAAAGACACTAATATCTCTAGCATGGTTTTGCAACTCATTGTTTGTAACATTATCAAACCACACCCTAGTTGATAAAAATCTAGCGTTTGTCTCGTTAATTAATGTGCCAGTTACATTGGTTCTATTAGCACCTAAATATAATCTTTTGTTTGAGCCAGTTATGAACTTACCAAAATCGCCCGGATCACCGCTAATATTTAATTCGGCAGAAGCGCTGAATTCATTTAATTTGTAGCCTGCGATATAATTAACACCATAAAATTCAAAATCAAAAATGTTTGAGGCGGTGACTTGAGGCGCAAATGGATATTCTCTAGGCTTTGTTCTAACCGCAAATGTCCAATTTGTATTATCGTAAACATCTTCATAAAATGAAGATGTTAAAGTCCCTACAGAATCAATATTTGTAGAAAGCACAAATTGAGTTTTGTTGTTTATATTAGTGTTAGCAAAAACTTTAAAGTTTAAATCGTCTACGCCAATTGTTGTAGTGGTTTTATCTCCACTGGCACTATGCACACCAAACAGCGAAGCAGTAATAATATTATCTAAAAATCCATTTGCAAAATTAACATATTTGGGAAATTGTACCTGAGTTTCAAATGTTAATGGTATGTATACATCAGATGAAGAGGGAATAAACCCAAAATCACCAGTTTCAGAGACAGATTTTTCGGGGTCAGCGAACGTATATACTGCGATATCTCTATTTTGCGAGTCATTGTAACCAGATAAATCTATTGCGTTTCTTTTAGTCTGGGAACTTTCAAAATTCTCTCTAAGTTCATATTGTTGATTATCGGCATACATGTTTAGTCGGACTAGTTCATTGTCCACACCAAAACATCTAAAAAGATTTCTAAATGACTTTTCAGTGCCTTTTGTTTTATTAATATAATTTAAATTATTGAATATGTTTTGAAAGATTAAATTCTTTAGATTAAACAACTTTTCTTCATATAAGCGCTTGTCGTCTTTAGAATATATTTCCTGAATAACACCGGGGTCAATGAATACCTCTGGAATTTCAAAACCATATGATAATAAATTTCTTTTAGAGAAGGGATTTGGTTTCGCATTGGAACCACTAACATATGTACCATCTTGTAGTTGAGAAACCGCCGTAATTTGAGCGTGGAGCGTGTCTAAGTAGCTAGACATAATCTGCATCAGCTTTCTGATTAAAAGCCCGTTAACGGAATCCTCGTCGGAAATATGATGTGGTAGCATATTGTACAAGCTGCCAAGATTGGTTGCATCATAAGCAGAGCCTGATAAAATTTTATCCGCTTTATATGTTACAACATCAGGGTGGGTCGCATAAATTATTGGAGAACCGGGTTCTGATGTCACTCCAGACTGAATTATTGCGCTACCAGTTGGTCTAGAAATATGACCGCTTGTATTATAACCGAACCAAACACCGTCAGTCAATCGTCCTGAATAATCAAGTACCACACTATCAACTGATGAAACTCCCGTGTTGCCTTCGTTAAATTTGTAATATAATGACAAGCCTAGTGGGTTATCATCATTAACCTTTGTCGCATCAGTGTTGCCACCGCCGCCGACATCAAAAAAGTAATTTGTCCCTATTTGCTTGGCATCTCTTGTCACCTTCCAAAGACGAACCTCGTCTATAAGGCCCTCAACCTTACCGTCGCCCAATCTACTGCCCAGAGAAGATGCGCCAACTGTTGCATCTAAAGTTCCCGTAAGTAAAAGCTTGGGACTACCATTTGTAAAAAATTTCTTTTCTTGGAATTTACCGTCAACATAAAATTCGCCAGTATATCCAGCCGAGTTTGTTGAAAATGCAAAAGCATAATGATGCCATTTTGAATCTGCAATTGTTGTGAGGTTTGTTTCAAATTCATAAACAAATTCTGCTGATGTGAGTGCTTTTGAAAAAGATGCCAAAATTTTACTTGAGGCGGTTACATCAGTTACAATTTGAAAAAGATCATTTTCGTCATTACTGATTGAAAAAATAACTTCATTTTGTGTTTCACCTGCGTCCGGTAAACGAGTTTTGTTTAGCCAAAACTCCACCGTTGCGCCTTCAGAAAAATTAAGTTCAATACTTCCAACCTGTGCTGAACCTGTATTATAAATTAATTTATTTGAATAATTGTCTGTGATGATGTAGTGTTCTAATGAACTCTGCCCAAAACCAAAAGTTTTAGTTCCTACTGTAAACGTCGATGGAATACTTCCAGCCCAGCTTTCATCAGTAAAATCTGCATAACCAACCGACCTAGGATAGTTTTTATCAAATTCATGCTTCTGAATCGCTGTGAGGCCGTTACGGTAATTTAATCTTTCTGCTAGTGAGCCATCATAAGGATACGACTGGACCACGCTATCAACTAAATCAGCGTAATAATCTTCTGCTAATCCGTATTTGACAAAATTCTTTGGCTCTTCAAAGTCCAGTTGTGGAACAAAATCAAATTTATCATTTACAAACTCTTTAACATAATCAATTGATTCAATACTTGAGGTTGTTCCCTGTATTGTTGATTTTTCTTGGCCGCGCATTTTAACTTGCTGCGTCTTCTGTTTGTTAAAAAAACTTTTTGTTCCCATATCTTTATAATTATTTTGCTATTAGGTTTTCATTAACCCGGTAGGTCGTTTTCATCAATTACTCTAAAATTAAATCTATCTTTTAGTTCTGAATAGTTCCCCGCCTTGTTAACAAGATAAGAAATTTCATATGAAAAATCTGGCTCTAATATGCTCATATCAAAATCAAAATAGCTGCCTGAAGCATCATATGACATTTGACTGTAACTGTTGTTACCAGAGCCGGTGCCATAATCTACCACGACCTCTTCATCAACAACCCTTCTAATTTTGTAATACATTTTTTCTATAATAGATGGCGTTGGAGAGGTGGAGGCAACAGTAAATATGTTTGCTTGGTAATTTTTGTCTTGAACAAAGACCCTAAGATTAACAACATCATTTGAAGAATATTCTGCCTGAAGATTCGGCATGGATGTTTTATAATATTTTATTG